TATGGTTAACAGAACAGATCGACGAAGATTTACAATCATATAAACAACAAACTGGAATGAAAGAATTTTCAGATATGATTTCTGATTTCGTCGAGGAAGATAAGCGTCTTGCTCTCGATGCCGTCTTCCTTGACGAAGCCCAAGATCTAAGCCCTTTGCAATGGGACATGTTTTTTCACATTGAAAAACAATGTAAACGATCATACATTGCAGGGGATGACGATCAAACTATTTATGGGTTTCAAGGAGCAGATCCAAGTATATTTATAAATTTAAAGCACAATACCGGAGAGTCTTTTATTTTTGACAATCAAATAAAATCGCACCGTGTACCAAGAAAAGTACACGCTAAAGCTTTAGAAATTTTAAAACAAATAAATGAACGATTAGACAAGCCTTGGGAAGCGAGAGACGAGGAAGGAACCTATAAAGAAAATTGTTTATTGACTGATTTTGATTTTAAAAAAGATGAATGGATGATTCTTGCTCAAACAAATGCACAATTAAAAGAACCAGCGCAATTCTTAAATGATTTAAACTTAAGATATAAAGGTGGACAGAATGAATTACTACCTGCAGACTTATTAACAGCGTATAGAATCTGGACCAGGTTAAATGAAGGTGCAAGTGTATCAGGAGAAGAAGCACAACATGTAATTAAAAATTTTTTAAGAAAAAAACAAATAAAATATGGTTTTGGAGAAGGAAAATTACTAGATAAAGTTTTTACTGTGACATTAGAGGAACTACAAAAAGATCACGGGCTGCTAGTGGCGGGCAGCTGGGAACATCTTCATATGTCAGATGAACAAAAAAATTACATCAAACTTTTGTTAAAAAACGGCGACAATCTTACCACAGATTCAAAGATAGAGCTATCAACAATTCATGGAGCTAAAGGAAGAGAATGTAAAAATGTTATTTTATATATAGATTTTGGTTCTGAAGATGAAAATAATTTTTTAGCGACAGAGGCAGATAAGGACCCAGATAAAATTCATAGATTATTTTTTGTTGGAGTAACGAGAGCAAAACAAAATTTATATATTATGGAGAGCACACAAACTAACTTTTATAACATAGGATACCCAATAGTATGAACATAACCCCTGAAAGTGATTTTGTTTTTTTAGCGCTACTGACATTTTATTTTGGAATTAAACTTTATTTGGCATACGCATTATGAGCAAAGTTTGGGACAAACAACACGGTGGTTCACACTACCAAAAATTTAAAATTCAACCAAGTAAATTTGTGGTAGAAAACGAATTGCTTTTTCCAGAAGGATGCGCTATAAAATATATCTGTCGTCATAGATTGAAAGGAAAAAAGGAAGATATTTTGAAAGCTATCCATTTTTTAGAAATGATTATTGAAAGGGATTATTCAGATGATGTATAAACCACTGCCGGACAATTTAATAATTCGATCTTCAAACATTAATGGGCAAGGATTATTTGCTAAACAAAATATTCCTGCGCGAGAAAATTTAGGAATAACTCATATAAAATTAGAAGAAAAAATTATTCGAACTCCTCTTGGAGGCTTTATTAATCATTCGGAGAACCCAAATTGTGTTAAAACTCCCACTTTAGTAACTAATACTAAAAACCATAATTACAAACAATGGAACTTATTTACAATTAAAGATATTAAAAAAGGAGAAGAGCTAACACTTACATATAGCTTCTATGCAGTATGATGTTTAATGCAGCCACAGAATGGGTAAGCCCAGAGACCTTCCCAGATTTAAAAGAATATAAATATATAGCAATCGACCTAGAGACAAGAGACCCTAATTTAAAATCAAAAGGATCCGGTGCTTTAGTAAATGAAGGAGAAATAATAGGTGTTGCTGTGGCTGTTGAAGGATGGTCGGGATATTTTCCAATTGCTCACAGAGAAGGGAATTTACCTAAACAAAAAGTCTTAGATTGGCTTCAAGAAATATGTAGTTTCCCATCAATTAAATTATTCCATAATGCTATGTATGATGTGTGTTGGCTAAAAGCATATAATATTCAAGTAAATGGCCACATTATAGACACTATGGTTATGGCAGCACTAGTAGATGAAAATAGATATTCATATTCTTTAAACAACCTTTGCTATGACTATTTAGGAGAAGTTAAAGATGAAAGTCTTTTAACTGCCGCGGCTGAAAAAGCAGGGGCTGATCCTAAAGCTGAAATGTATAAACTTCCAGCGATGTATGTTGGGAACTATGCAGAAAAAGATGCTGAACTAACTTTAAAATTATTTAAACACCTATCCTTAGAAATTAGAAAAGATAATTTAACTGAAGTATTTGATTTAGAGACTAGATTGTTTCCGTGTTTAATTGAAATGAAAGTTAAAGGCGTTCGAGTAGATGTTGAAAGGGCGCACTTATTAAAGTCCAAATTATCAGAAAAAGAAAAGCGGTTATTGTTAAAAGTAAAAAAAGAAACAGGAGAAGATGTCCAAATATGGGCAGCAAGATCGATTGGTAAAGTATTTGATAAGCTTTCCCTGCCTTATAGCAGAACTTCAAAAACACAAGCACCTTCCTTTACTAAAAATTTTTTACAAATGCATAAGCACCCATTGGTTCAAGATATAGCAGAAGCTAGAGAAATAAACAAGGCACATACTACATTTATTGACACAATTATTAAATATCAATATAGGGGCAGAATACATGCAGACATTAATCCGGTAAGAGGTGAAAAAGGGGGAACAGTAACTGGAAGATTTTCTTATTCGAATCCTAACCTCCAGCAGGTCCCAGCGAGGAACAAAGATTTGGGTCCTTTAATTAGATCACTATTTCTACCAGAAAGAAATCATACCTGGGGATGTTTTGACTACTCACAACAAGAACCAAGATTAGTAGTTCACTATGCAGCAGCTAGTCCTAAACTTAGAGAGGATGAAGAAGTTAAAAGTATTGTAGAAAGATTTAAAAATAATGATGTAGACTTCCACCAAACTGTAGCAGATATGGCGGGCATAGAAAGAATCCAAGCTAAAACTATTAACTTAGGATTGTTTTATGGAATGGGCAAAGCTAAACTCCAGGCGGAGTTAGGTTTAAGCACTAAAGAAGAGGCAGAAAAATTATTTGAAAAATATCATAGTCGTGTACCTTTTGTAAAAGATTTAATGAACAATACATCAAAAGATTCACAGAGAAGGGGATATATTACAACTTTGTTGGGTAGAAAATGTAGGTTTGACACATGGGAGGAAGCTGTATTTAATCCTGGGAAACTTACAAGTCCTATGACAAAAGCAGAAGCAGAAGCAGAATCTTTATTAAACCAAGCTGAAGAAGTAAGAAAGAGAAATAAATACAAACTCGAACTAAAGGAAAAAACCGAAGAAGAAGTAGAGGAAGAGATAAAACAACTCAGACCTAAAATCAGAAGAGCATTTACATACAAAGCTTTAAATAAATTAATCCAAGGATCAGCGGCGGACATGACAAAAAAAGCAATGTTGAATTTATATGAAGAAAAAATTATACCACATATACAAATCCATGATGAATTAGATATATCCATAGAGTCTAAAGAACATGCAAATAAAATCATTGATATTATGCAGAATGCTGTTAAGCTAAAAGTCCCTAATAAAGTAGATTATGAATCTGGAGAAAATTGGGGAGATATTTACGACTAACCAGGGAGGAAAATATGGAAAAAGTAAAACAACACGCTAAAAGAATATGGGGACTAGCGAAGGCTAATAAAAAAGCTACGATTATAGTTGTAGTCGCTATTATTATAATATACGAACTAGCAACTAAATAATTTATGATAAATGGCCTACCTAAATGTCAATACACCTGCGACTTATGCGCAGATCAGGAGAGAATATCTCTATGATCTTAAAGAACATCATGGAGAAGTTGAAGACTGTATTATATTTGGTTTGGCATCTATTACTGGACGTCCCATCCTATTTCATACAATTATGGAAAACGGTGCGGTATTCTACCGCCTACCAATCTCTGCTTTCATTCAGCCAGGGTTTAGGCCGGAAGAAGTTCCTAAATGTAGACTTGACGAGTTGGAGCTGTGGAACTGTTTTAGTTACTATCCTACTGTTACTTCTTTTGATATCCTAGACGCACAATCAGGTAAATACTGGGGAAAAGATAAAAAATGGCACCCAGGAAAATATTTATTTACTGTTGACTGGGCTCATCCAGAGAGTAATATAGTAGATACAGATCATTCTGAAATTTCGCACGAACATAAGTGCGCACATATATTGGCATTAGATAATGGCAATTATGCAGCTCAACCAAACAATAGAATTATATGGAATATTCCTTCATTTACAGTGAAGGATGAAGTTCCTTGGGATTGGAAGGTTCAGACTTCAGATTGGAATGTAGAAGATAAAAGTAAATGGAGAACAGAAGATTCAGATAAATTCTTTTATAATATTGAGGAGAAAAAAAATGATTAAAAGATTATGGAAAAAATTTGTTAATTGGCTTTTTGAATGGCAGAAAAAAGATGAATAAATGTAAAAAATGTCACCACGATTGTCACTGTAAAAGTGAATTACATGCAGATGTGTATGGAACTTGTCCATGTGAACATTGTAATTGTGAAAAAGGTCAGGCAGAAGATTTATCTTATGAAAATAATGGTGGACTCGTAATAGATGACACAGGAGAATGTGAATCGTGTCAATAGGGGGTAGTATGAACTACTATTTTACAGGTATATTAATTATATTAGTATGTTTATTAACTTTATGTGGACCAGCTCAAGCAGACTCTACG